GTATTCTCATTCCGACGATTGTTGAACCTTCTGATTCTGCATTAGCAATTCTTTGAAGTTCTCCATTCACGTCGCTCTCCCCGTTTGCAGAGTTTATTATACACTTGTTATTACTCAGATTGTATGGTCCGTATAAAAGCAAATAATACATATTCTTTACGCTAAATTATATCTTGCTCTCGCATTTTCATCTGCCTGAGCGGTTTCGATAGCTTCTTTGATTGTAGCTTTGAAGTTATCTACACCATACACAGGAGCATTTATACTTACATTATAAACATTTCCTCCGTTTCCTGCACCTTGTAAGTTTCCTGCTATTTTAGATCTCGTATTACTTATCATTGTCGTTCCCGCAGAATCTCCTCCCACAATAACAGGATTCACCGAACCCATTACGGCGTTGTTCATAGAACCCATTGCGTCTTCAACAAGACTCACGCTTCCTTTAATTCCTTCTGCAATTCCCGCTCCGAGATTGAATCCGACTTCCGTTTCCATGAGTTTAGAAGGAGAGGCTATTCCGAACAAATCCTTTACTGTTTGTATGACTTCCGTCCCCCAACCCGTGAGTTTATCCTTTATCCATGTTCCCGCGTTCTTTATTCCTTCCCAAAGTCCCTCTACAAGGCTCTTTCCCGTCTCCCACATTTTCGGAATATTCTCAATCAGGGCATTAACTATTGCAATAATTATTTCTGGAACCATTTCCACAATCTTCGGAATAGCTACTACAAGTCCCTTGATTAAGGCAACAATTATTTCTATTCCCGCAACAATTATCTCAGGAAGAAGGAGTATTACAGCTCCGACTAGACTTTCAATTATCGTAGGAATGTAATCAATCAACGTTGGAATAGCTTCTACAAGACCCTGTACAAGAGCAATTATGACTTGTATTCCTGCCGTGATGATTGTAGGAAGATTTTCGATTATTGTATTCACTAAAAGAAGAATCATATCGACAACAGTCGGGACTAGAGTCGGGAGCATTGTCGCAATTCCGTTAAGCAAAGCCACTAAAATATCGATTCCCATTTGTAGAATCTGAGGCAACATTGAAATAATCGAGGTGAGTAGTGTGTTTATAATCGTTATTGCAGAATCCATTAAAGAAGGAAGATTCTCCTGAAATCCTGTTATTAGACTTTGTATAAGGGTTACTCCTGCGTTAATCATTTCGGGAGCTGATTCCACGAATCTTGTAACAAGGTCTGTTACACCCTTCCCTAGAGCCTCTGCAAAGCCCTCTATGCCTCCTGATTCATAAGCAGACGTAAGAGACGAAAGCAAATCATTGATCGCTGGAAGAGCACCTCCCTTTATTCCTTCTGTTAATCCTCCCGCGAGAACTCCCGCTAACATATTGAAGTTATCCTTTAACGTGCTAACCTGCCCATTAAGAGTTTTTGACTGCTTTTCCATTGATTGATAATAAGCTCCTCCTTCTGAAGAAGCGTATTTCATAGCGTCTGCAACGTCCTGAACGCTTATCTTTCCCGCCTCATACTCCTTCGTAACCTGTTGCATAGTTTTTCCAGTTTTGTCTGCAATAGCTTGAAGCGGATTGAATCCCGCGTTAATCATTTGTCGCATATCTTGCATATTCACCTTTCCCGCAGAACTCATTTGTCCGAAAGCATACGCAATAGACTCCATTTTTTCTGAAGAACCTTGAGAAATATCCCCTAAAAGAAGGGTTGTGTCATAAGCATTATCAGCAGTAAATCCATACTGCATAAGCATTTTTGCTGTATCGGCTAATCCTGTAAGTTCGTAAGGAGTGGAAGCTCCGACTTTTTTGAGTTTTTCAATAACCTCGTTAGCTTTATCCGCAGAACCCGTCATGACTTCAAAAGAAGTTTTAAGCTGTTCAATCTGAGAGTTGAATGCAACCCCCTTCCCAGCGACTGCTGTGAATCCTGCTCCCATTGCCGTAGTAGCAATCAATGAAGCCTTCCCGATTCCTCCGAGGACGTTTCCTATCGTTCCCAGAGTCCCCGTAGAAGACCCTGCGACGCCAGATAACGCTCCGAGGGAACTATTTACACTCTTGATTGCACCAGAGGCTAAATCTTTAGCGGTTATTATAATATCTATATTCGAGTTAGCCATCATAATCTAGTCCAAATTATTTCGTCCCGCTTTTACTATCCTGTTTTCGCTCTTCAGCTATCCTCTCTTGTTCAAGTTTATAGCATTCCAAAGTAAAACTCAATTCCTCGGCTGTTACTTTTTTATCGATATCCTCCCATGTTATTCCTTTGACGATACTCTGATACTGATAGCTTTGTATCCTGTAAGTATCTTCATCTGTAAGCTCTGAAGTGTCATCAGCCATGAAGAACTTCTCCAGAGCCTCTATCCTTTTTTTTCGAGTCCTCCAGTAAGTCTTTCGTTAATATATTTTATCACCTCCATATCGATTTCCTTGATTTCCTCTCTCTTGATCTCTCGAGTCTTCTTTATTCCCTCATCGTATATGACTCCAAAGACAAATCTCTCCTCTAGTGCTTGAATTGTATAGTCAATCATATCTTTAGACAATTTTGCGACAGCTTTCTCCAAAACTTCCTCTTCTTTGTACATCGCTTCAGTAACTTCACGTCCCTGTGTAAGGAAGGAGTTTATTTTCTCTCTGAGATTATCATATTCAATGACTTTTCTTTCGAGAAGTCTCTTTGCTTTTAGAAGTGAAGTCTGTTGTTTTATGGAATCCTCAACAGGTCTGCTCATAAATATCATGTAACAATCTTCTGTCCCATTATTTATGGACTTCCAATTAGGGTCGAACTGTGAAATGTCTATACGAATCTTTCTTGTAATCATATATTTTATCTCGCTTAAATTATAATCTCGCAATTAAATATATTTAGTGGGGGGAGCGAGACGACCCCCCCACTAAGCTCTGAACACTATGAATACGAAGCCACACTATTTATAACAGTAATCTTTGCAGGACTTGTTGCAATAGTTGGATCGTCAATCGCAAGAAGAGTTAAATCTTGTTTTACAAGGTCATTAGCTCCACCTGTCTGTTTGTAGTTCCTGATATAACCTGCTGGATATTCGAAAATGAGTTTTGGTGATTGACTTGTTACAGAACCAGAAACGTATCTATCTGTATCTTCAACTGTAACCTGACATTTCATCTTTGTTCCTGCGAGGAATATATCTCTTCCTGTATAGGAATCCTGTAACATAGAAGTCTCCATTTCAAATCTTGTTTGTCGTGTTATGAGATTAGAGAAAGTATCATCTCCGATTGCAATATTATCTTCAACGTCCGAGAGATTGAATGTGTGATTGATACTCGCGGAAAGAATCTTTCTTTCTCCGTAAGTTCCTGTTGCTGTTGCATATTCGAACTTTCCGTTTCTTCCGATAAACTCTCTTACTCCATTTACTGTTACTGTGAGTCCTGTAGCTACTGAAGCCATTCCCATTCCATCTGCTTGTAAGTATAAGAATCCTTTATCCATTATGAGGTTAAGAGCATTAAATCTAGCTCCGTTAATCTTCAAGTCCCCTCTGTCTGGGTCGTTCCAATACAAACATACACTCTGTCCAGTTCCGACTGTTTGAGCTTCGTTATAGGCTAGAACGTGCTGATATACTGCGGTTTCTCCTGTGATTGTTGTAACTGTATCTGTGAATTTTTGTCTGAAGAATACAGGAAGAACGTTTTCGTCCACCTTCATCTTCATAGAGAAATTAACATAAGTATATTTCCTCTTAATCGCATTGACTTCATAGTCGCTTCCCATCATAGCAGTATTCTCTTCGAAGTCTGCTATATCTTCGATACTAGCTTCGACGTTAGGCATAAAATAAGTAGAGGACAAGCCAGTTTGGATTCCATATCCATTCTCCTGTGAGATTCCCACCGAGATTCTTCTTTTTATTCCGTTAGACATTCTTTTGTTTTAATAATTTAAGTGCCTCTCGCTGTGTCTCTGCTTTTATGACGATTTTCCTTCCGTCGTCCATATAAAAAGTATAGGTGTTTTCGACGGGATTCGCAACTGCGGACTGTTTTTGTTCTTTCTTTTTCATATTATGATTTTACATCAAATAAAGTATAAATTCTAAAATCCAATTTCAATATCATTTGGATTCCAGAAGTAGCCTCTGCATATTGAACATCTCCCGTTCCAATATCCACCTTCCAACAGTTAATCCCCGAAATCTTTCCTGTCATGTTATTAGGAATCTTTGCAAGATAGTCTAAAAGCACATCTTCTATATTACTCATTCTATCAATTCTGAGATCTAACTCACTTTGCGTTAGAGATTCTTGTAACAAATCATAA